AAACCCCAAAAACTTTTCCAGGCCCCCAACCGACTAACCAAATAGAAGTGTTATCGGCAGACGTACCGCCGGCACTTAACACATAGTCAGACGTATCTTCACCACTCAAAGAATAATAACGGGAAGCAAGCCCGTTAAATTTCTCAGGATCGGAAGAAATATCCCCATAAACCAACGTATCCGTAAAAGTTTTATTGAAACCTTGGATGAACCCGTCATCCTCACTTTTACGAAAAGCTTTAGAATTGCCATTCAACATAGCCAAATCCACGTCGATATGGTTACGATCCTCCATGATCGCACACGAATCAACGACTTGGCCTCTAGTCGTTTTCGCCGGGACAACGCCTTGGTTTAACAGCCTAAACTTCGGCGTAGGCAAACTTGTCCGGACACTGGTCTGATGACCCGTCGGCAAGTTGCCTTCATACCAAGGAATGTCATCCAACACATCATTATACGTCTGTAAAACTTCGGCAACATCAGCAATGCTTCCATCAGGCGCCATTGCCTTGGAAATATCCAACAATGTTGGCCATGAACTAGTTAATTCCGCCATTAGTGAACTCCCTTCTTAATAAATACTTTATTCTTGCATGCTCGGATACATTCGGTCTAACCGTTCCTGCGCCGAATGTCCCGGCACCTTTTTGTCAGACTTAACGAAATCATCTTCTTTAATGGTCTTACCGACCTTCAGCATAAAATTAACCATTTCGGGATGATTCCCTAAGCGCGTTTCATCTAACAACTCACGCAACTTCGAGGACCCAAAAGCATCAATCGCTTTAGAGCATACCGCCAGACTTTCCTTGGCGCTATCGCCCAACTGTTTCATTGTGTCTTGCTTCCACTCGTCTGTCATCTTGTTATAATCCGTTAATGCTTTTTGACGAGTTTTTTCTGCCATTTCCTGCATAACAGGCACATACGCGTCGACCAACTTTTGCGCCCCTTCGTTAGATAAACCAAGATCTTTAAAGACAGGTGTAAATTTCTCTAAAGCTTCCTGATCCATCTCGATGCCTTCTCCTACTTTGATCTCATACTTCTCAGGTGCTTGACTATTACCATCACCTGACTGCTTCGAACCATCACCTTGATTCTGATCGCCTTGCCCTTGAGCATCATCACCCTTCTGTTGATTATTATTCTGCTGGTCACCAGAAGAAGAAGATTGCTGAGAGCCGGCGCCGTCACCAGAATTCAGTAACGTTCTATCGCCCTGCTGAGCATTTTGAGAAGAATTTTGACCTTGCTGACCAGAGTCACCAGAGTCGCCCTGAGTGCCTGCTGCGTCTTGTTTTTGTGATGTTGCAGCCGGGTCACTATTTTGTTGATTCATGCTTTTTCTCCTGTAATTTTTGATAACTCTTAATCTCTGAATAATTCTCCCGCATCATCTGATTAAAAGCTTCAGGTTTTGCCTCCATGAGGTCTCGCAAAAGAACGAGCCCGACATTTCTGGCACCTTCGTTAAAAAAAGTAGTGCTATTCCCCGTAAAAGAAGATCGCCAAACGCCTGTTTCCTTAAAAATCGCAAACAAAACGCGACGCCCTTCCGGCATACTCACTATCTTACATATATCATTCAAATGCCGCTTACGCTTTCTTTTGATCTTGGCTTCGATCTCTTTTTGCGGCGTTAAATCCTGAAAATCTCCTATCATGTCATGTTCTCCATCATGCTGGATAAAGCATTATTATCATCAAGCTTCGCCTGCGACGCTTTCTTAGCCGAGTCAGCCGCTTGATTAGCCATCTGCATCTGCTGTTGTGCCTGCGCTTGAGCTTGACGCTGTTGACGCATCTGCTGTACTTCTGCTGATTTCATCAGCATCTTAGCAGATACGCCTTCTAATTTCGCGACCTCACGCACTGCCTCGTCAAAATCAAAAACATCCACTACGTCCTGCTTAACCGGCACGATAGCGTTTAAGAACCCGATAACCCGGCTGATCGAATCAACCCCGACCGCCTTCTGTGCTTGCGCCAAGATAGATACATATTCAATTTCAATATCAGCACCAACGATTTCTTCCGGCGGTTCCGGAAGTAAAAAGTTACGCTTCATGATTCCAAACAACCGCTTGATGAAAGGCGCCAGCATTTCTTTCTGCAATTTCTCTAATATCGGACCCATCATCAAGACTTTTTCTTGCTGACGTTCTGCTACTTCCGTGGCTGTCATATTTTTCTTATCCACATTTGTCAGCATGAGAAAAAGATCCACAAAGAAATTTTTATCAATAGATGAACGCAAAGAATCTATTAATTGCAGGAAAGATTCCAGCTGCGAGTTGACTTGATATGCCGGTCTTAAACCACCATTAGGTACAGTTGAGGATGTTGTCGTAACCCCGCCAGGCAATAAATTCACATAACCCTCGACGGAAGAATCTTTCTGAACGGGCGGATTATGACTTTTTTCCTGTGCCAGCAATTTATCCAATTGCGTTTTCTGTAACTGTTTAATATCGCCTAACGCATGCCAGCCAGGCCCATAGCCATAAATCATTGAAGTCGTTATCGTGTCCCACCGCGGGGCAATAACGGGAAACTCATAATATCCGCCACGGCTCAATATACGGTCAGCCGCGTTGCTTTCCCAATAAAGGGATTCAAACGGTTTCTCCTGTGAATTTTCGTCTGCGGCATTGTAACGCGGATTCGGTCGAATCAAATGATAAACCGGCACCCACTCATCAAATCGATCAGTCGCATAAAGACCTTGAGTTTGATCTGAACAATTTTCATAACCGAACTTATCGACGACTGCGCTGACTTGTAATTCAAACTCCCTGGCAAAAGAGTCAACCTCTCCTTTTTTGTTGATACCTAAAGCGTACTCGCCGATGGTAAATGAATGTCCGACAATGACATCATCTATATCTTCCTCGACGAGCCCGGCGGCAACACCGAAATCTCCAACTTCTTCATAAATCTGATAGAACGTGCCGTATATATTACTATTATTACAAATGTCAAGCATTAATTCAGAAACTTCATCAAGCCAAATTCTCACTTCATTAGTTTTCATTAATGCTTGATCCGGGATGCGCAGTCGAAACCAAGGCCTCGTCGGGGAAGTAACACCTGACTGCATGCCGCTGGCTAAAATGCGGCTGCTCCGGGTAGCGTGTCCATCGAGAATTGTTTTATGGTCGATCATTGTTCCATCGTTCGGTCTCGACGAGAAACGGCCTCTGGTTGGATTAATATATTTCGCCAGCTCCTGCCATGACGAGCGCCACTTTTTCTGTTCGGTCATAATGCCTTGAAACCGCTTTGTGATGCGACGTTTTTCCTCGATATTGATCTGCATATTACGCTCCCAGCTTATCCCGCCCGACGAGAGTTTGCGCTAAAAGATCTGCCCCGGATCCGGTTAATCCTCTCGACGAGGTTTTAATTGTAGATTGTAATCCTCGACGCATGCGTTCTAATTTTCGTCGACGTTCTTCGCTTGTGACCTGTCCTTCGACTTTAGACGGCTGTACCGGCGTCGGTGATGGATCAGGAGGCGGCGCAACAGCCGGCGTGTCATTATTAGAACTTCCCCAAAAACACATAATGTTCTCCTAGTTAAAAGATTGACGCACTATCGGCGATAATGGATCATAAAGAATTTCTTGCTGCACGTCTTGCTGATAGCTTCCCTTAAGCGGATCATACCTCGACGGTATTCTTCGTTTCTGCTCAGTAAAAAATTTCTGTTTCTTGCTTTTAACAGGAAACGCGAACGTCAAAGCTAGCGCATCAGCCCGGTTCGGTGACGGAACTTGCCTGGCTTTCATTTCTTGTTTAGTTTCAAGGCGCATCTTACCATAATTGGTACCGGACTCAACCATGCGAAACTCCGGAGTGATCAAATCATCATACAATACTTCATCATCAGGGATAGATCCGCCTTCTTTCAACCATGTTTTTAAGGAGCTCCACATATCGATCCGTTTATTTAATAAATCCGCCTGCGTCGCGCCTCCGCCAAAAGCTACCAACTGCCATTGCCGGCCCATTTGTTTACCCATCGAATAAATACCTGTACCCCAGCCAAGGTCAATAAAAACCGCATCAGCGTTATATTCATCTTCAAATCTTGCAACGTACCCTGCAATTATACCATCATCATCATTCTTTTCATAGGAGGCAAGATGTTTAGACATCAGGCCCTGACGTAGAAATATCTCGATACTGTCGTCGCCGGTCCACGCCGGATCAACGCCTATAATCACAGGCGCGAAGTTATATTGTTCAGGCCGTAAATGCCGATTTTGTGCCGCTTCAACCAGCGATGTGGAGATAAATTGGCGGGATGAGGTGTGGGGAAATCGCCCCCGGACGTGAACTCTGAAGAAGTCAGAATCCTCCCCGTAATCTTCAAGCCATTGAGCGATTTGCCGTTTATTTGTGTATTTACACTTGCGTGTAT